GCCCAAGTCCACCTATCCTTCTTATAAAAAGGTCGTATATTTTGACCAGAAAGATAGTCATGGCCGCAGCTTTCGCGGAACGGACCAGAAGCAAACGACTTATCGTAATTAATACGAAAGCCCATCAGCCGTAAGGTTCTAGTCAATAGATCAACAGCTTCTACAGGTACAATAATATCGTCCCCGTAAACGCTAATTAGGTCTATAGACAATCCTAGTTTCTCACATATTACCAGTGCAGTTGCATAGAATATGAGGGTCTCCAATTCGAATGTGAATCCGTTTCCCATTGAGGAAAACATTTCCAATTTCGTTTCAGAGCCTTTATAAATATACGAACTGGACCGGGTAGACGAAAGAAGATTAAACCAATCTTCTCCACCTACTTCAGTTAATAAGTGATATATAGGAATCAAACACATGCTATTACTAGCGTTTTTCACGTCTAAAGTCGCAGTCTTACCATCGACAGACCCCTGTAAGGCCAATCTCTGATTAATACTCTGTAGATTTAAATTACATCCGAAGAGTCGAAGGCGATTCCGAATATGATTACCGATTCCTTTTTGCACAAATGTGCATAGGTTAGGGTCAATCTGTATCGAACGTTTAGTACGATAGTTCTTATCAACAAATGACAACTTTGCAGGCATTACGTCATAACGGCATTTATGTTCCGTTACTAAATAATGCGGCAAAGTATGAGCCAACTCAGAGAGTAAAGGCACCATGTCATTCGAACATGCTGGCGTCGCCTGTAACTTATGGCGAGCGCTAGTTTTTTGACTTACATTGGTATTTGAACCAGGACCGAATTCAAACTGCAATTCGCTAATTTCAGGCGCATCACCAAGTATATGAGATATTTTACAAGAGATAGCATAAAATACACTATCCTCGGTGGAAAACAATTTTCCACTCTCATATACAGTTGACCACTCGTAATTAGTAATGCGATTTAATGATTCAGATTTGATAAATTCCTTGTAGCCTTCCAGTTCAGTATTAAATATAGCTAAATCAGCGTCTTTGCTATAGAAGCTAAGACATTGACGAGCATATCTAAATTCCCGGACAGATAGGTCGTCCAAGTAATTAATATCAAAAGCGCAAATTTCTTCGATAAGGTCGTTACAAACGAGATACGTGAGTTTCTCAGAGTAACTTCCAGCTCGAATTGCGCAGAAAAAGGCGAGTCTTTTAGTAAACCTATTTGACTCTTCTTTTCTCCAGTAGTCATAAAACCTCTTTTGCTTAAAACTGCACATAAAAAACCTCCTTTAAATAGGGATATGGTTGTTCCGTTGTTTAGAACGGCCAGACGCCAAGAGTAACGGCATCAGATATTTGAGTATATCCAGTTTCAGTATTTAACTGACGGTTATATTTCATCAAATCTGTGCGTTGCTGCAATGTCGCTCTGTTACTCATGATATAATCAGTAGTAACTTGAAGCGAATATGCTAATCGAGGTGCTGCAGTATAACCAGAAGAATTTTGACCGGTTATGGTTTCCAACGCTGGCAATACAATGCGCACACGAACTTTTTCCAGTCCAGACCCGTTTTTTACAGGTAACCTGGACAACTCAAGAACGACAGCAGCAAGAGTAGAAGCAGCGCCATTTTCGCGCCACTGATATCTGCCGTTGTTATGATCAAGAGGTGAAAACACGTGTGCCACAGGTGTTGCCTGAGCGTCGTACAATGATATGTTGCCTAAGGCAGCCATATTAAACTCCAAAAAAGTTAAAAGATGAAAATTAAAAGAGCTCGAAATACTCTTAAAACTTTCGTTAGTATCTTCCGAAGGCACTTGCCCTCTGCGTCAATAGAGCTATAGAATCAGTTAAATGTCGTAAAGACACAATCTTATCAATAGGTTTTAGTGACGGGAGAGGAAGTGAGCCTGTGTCATACATGAATGGTGACCGAGACACTGATACACTCTTACGGAAAGACATAGGATTCGACGATACAGCGTATGTCGAACTATTACTTCCTTTAAGTACAGCAGTAGAGACAGTCATATTCGTGGCCCAGGCTGATGAAATATTGAAATTTCTCAAGTAATGTAAAGCCTTAAGATAATCAGAGATGGGCCAAGCCCAATCAACGACGAAACTCCAAGGCGTTACCTCTACGAGAGCACTCAACGGATCATTAAGACGGAATTGTGTAGATAGTGAGAGTGGTGCAGAGAACACAGAACGAAGTTCACGTGTTCTCACGGTCTTAACAGACCAATCAACTATTCCAGTTGATACCAAACCTACATCTACTTTCCGCCGACGTACTGTGTGACGTTGTAAATAAGGTACTTCTGCACGGGCTACTGTAGCTTCCATAGCGGCGTCAACATCTGATAACAGAGGTTGCCATCCGAAATGAAGTTCAAGTATCGCGTTAGAAACATCTGCTGGTGTAACGATCTTTTTCAAGTTTCGTTGATTAGCAAATACACCTAAATTACGGTTACGTCCGGATACATTGTTAAATCGTTTTGAATTTACAACAGAAGAAGCAGCTTTCATCAAGTTGCCCTCTCTGATATAATGTAACATCATAGCGATTCGTTTAGCCGTATCTGCAATTAACTCGGTAGTTTGCCCTAATTGGGCAACAAAATTACCAGAATGAAAATCAGATCCAGCCACTTTATTAGCCATTTTAGTAAGGACTTTCAAGTCATCATTGGACGTCCAAGACGATCCAAGAAAACCTGGAACCCCAAACTGAGTAGCTAATATCGTTTCAATGCTATCCACGCCATATGGTGGATTAGTCTGATAACGTGTCAATTCGATCACGGGATAATCAGATTCCAACATAGACATAGTATAATTATGTTCACCCAGAGGATTCTCGTTAGGCAGAGCATCTACGCCTGACCAAGATTTGGACCATAACGAACCTTGATATAAATAATATCCAGTTCCGATACCGTTCCTTGTCTTCTCAACGTATGTACGATGATCTGATGTTTGAGAACCAATAGTCATAATTCGTCGACCTCTTCGGAGATCTCGTAATAGTTTTCAAAAGGCATAAGATTTTTTGACAACATAAACTCTGTCACTGTATAAGATAATAACACCTCGACTTCTCGAAGAGAAGAAGAGTCCATCTCAAAAAACGGTAAATCTCGAACATCTACTGATACACCTCTATATGAAATAGAAGGGACAACAGAATGGTCATGACATATCATAATTGAAATGGCGATTAAATCTAATATTTCTGATCGGGTTTTGGTCATCATAAATTACACCTATTTGATAGATTACGAAAACAGATACGCGCCTCA